CATAAAGAACATGAAATAAGAACTTGAAGGAATCAGATGTGCCTTTCTTGGCATAAAAATCTCGAGATGCTTTGATGATTCTTTCGGTACTTAATTCTGATTCTTCAGGAAAAGAAGGAAGAATTTTTGTTCGAAAGTATTTTAATAGACCTTCTCTAGTTAAATCAACATCATGATTATCTTGGAAGTTCTTAATTTCATAGACTGGATTTCCAGGTTGCTCTAGAAACTCATAATACTTTTCTAGAAATTCAACGAATACTGGATAATCTGAGCGAATGAACTCAGGCAATTGAGAATTAACAAGTGTTGATATTCTATTCAGACTTGACATATCAGCTTACTTTCTGTACATCTATTGTAACTTGTGCTTGGTTATCAACATCTAATGTTATAATTGTATTTCTTGCAGAACTAAACAATGTGTTCTTCGGTGTTGCGAAGAACTTGATCGTTTTAAATGTATCTCTAACATCAATTGGTAAGAATTGAGTTAGAGTAATTGTTCCGTTTATATAATCGATGACACCAGCAGTAGAAGAGTAAACAACTTTAATATTATTGTTATCGAAATAGTATGATCGCAATTTACCAGTTGTGTTTTCAATGATTGGTCTTAATAGCACATTTGGAATTAAATTGTCATCTTCGTCGTATGCTTTGATCGCTGCTGTTGCATAATCAGAGCCAGTATTATCAATATTCACTGCAGTGATTTTTCCATTCGTTACAACTGCACTTACTCTTGCACCAACGCCGTCACCCTCAACAACGAGTCTAGGTGTTGAGGTAATATTTGCTCCTGTAAGAACAACTTGAACTGCTGAGATGCCTGTTGATGATAGTGGAACTTCTTCGAAGAAGAATTCACGCAACACACCTTCGTTATCATATGCGGTATATGCTGGGCTAGAAGTAATTCTATCTGGACCTGTTGATCGCTTTAATTCTGTATAGAATTTAATCACATAATTTCTAGAAACACCAAGAACAGGAATTAATCGCTTTTCAATCTTAACATCAATATTATTGCTTAACAATGATGGATGAGCCATATCAACTTCATGCATAAGTCTTGAGATCTTAAAGAATGAGTTGAATTGATCAAGATAGGTATTTGCATAATTGTTTACTTTGTTTCTAATAAGTGTTGATATTTCTCCAGGTGCCAGTGATGTGGCAGTAGGATCATATGTTGCCTTAATATTTAAATTTAAATAGTTAAAATCAGGATCAACAAATTCTGGTGTTACCGTTAGAATACTAATTGGATCAACAATTGTATTGATAATGTATTCTTTCTCTGTTCTTGAGATTTGATATCCAGCAGAAGGTTTTGCTGATATGAATACTTTACCATATACAGGTGGAATATTTTCTTCACCACCCCAAACATTGACTGCTTCAAATGCTGGATATCTATCCTGAATGAGTGCAATATAATCATTCTTAGTTACAGCACGATTTCTACTTGCAAACGTTTTTGGAGCAAGTGATTTGATTGATTCAATTGATTCTGCATCTGCACCACCAGCTGCAGCTTGATCAATAACGATTGATCCATTTGTGAGTCCACTAACTGCATCAACTAACGTGAAGTTAGTTGCTTTGTTTGATTTTTTGCCATTGCTGATAAGATAACTTACGATTACTAAATTACCATCAGAAAGTTTTGCACCAAGAATATCATCACCAAAATATATTTTATATTTTCCTTGTGCAATCTCATCTAGATAATAAACTTTTGATGTGTCATTAACTTCAGTCGCATCAGTAGCAAAGGTATATGTGACCTGAGTTGCATCAATAGAAGAGTTCTGCACAATAACTTCTATAGTTGAAGTGTCGATATTTTCATCTAACAACTTGAACTCTTGTAGAGGATTAATTTGATCATTTTGAACAAACACTTGAGTGACTGGTGTCCCTTCATAAATGTTTAAATCACTGAACACAAAAGCAGAATTTGCCTTCGTAACTGTAACTTCATCTAGATTTGAAAATGTATAGTTCACTCCATCAATAGCTGATGATACAAATTTAGTAAATTTTGGAAGAGTCAAGGAAGTAATTCCAGAAATAGATGGATTACTTGCTTGTGTGAATGTTAGATCTATTCTTGCTGCAGCACTTCTAATTGATGCAGGTGTGTATCCTAAAGATTTTGCATGCGAAACGACAGAACTACGAATTGCTGCAGTGTCTAAAAAAGACTCATTTGCAATCATATTCATATAAAAAGATAGATAATGAGTATTGTAAGAGAGTAAATCAATTAATTGAGATAAAGCAGAACCCTCAAAATCATAGTCTGAGAATGTAGTCTGAGACTTTAGGAAATTCTTTAAGTTTGTTTTTATCGCAAAAAAGTCTGGTTCTGAGATAACTAATTTACTTTCGACATTTGCCATTATCTTAACCTTTGAAGAAATAAGTTAGCAGTGATTGGTTTTATAGAATTTAGAAGGTAGAATCTAATTGTAATATCAAATCCATCTAGATTAAAATTCGGAATGACGTTTACAAAATCTATCTTCACTCTTGGCTCATAGTTCGTTATACTCGTAACAATTTCATTTTTAATGTTGATTGCTGTTACATCATCAAGAGGTTCGAAAAGCATCTGAAGAACAGTGCTTCCGAAATCTGGTGTAAACCTTCTTTCCCCTCTATTCGTGAGAACGATATTTCGAACAGAAGCAATAATCGCATACTCATTCAGCTTTAAAGAAACATCTTTAGTAACTGGATGTTTACTAAAATTTAAATCTAAATCTGAGAATAGGCGTGCAGTTCTTGACATTTTGTTCCTCTAACCGTTATTTATGCCTTAGAAGGACGAAGAATAGCAACAATTGATGCTCCGCCGCTATCGACAACAGAAACATCGCCGATACGACCGTCATTTATATTTTCATATGCTGCAGGCGGTTGAGAACCGCCAACAAATGATAGGATTCCATTGTTATTTTCGTAAACGAAATTCGCATGATCATTAGACCATAAAACAACGTCACCAGACCTGGCTTCTGCTGCAGAAACACGTGTAAATCGATAATCTTCTAAACGGATTTCAAGGTCTTTCGGATTTGGTGTTTGGACGTATCGATATCCGTTTTGCTTTAATCCATAGTTTACGAATGCCATAGACCAAGGAGTTTGATCGCTCAATGTCCAATACTCTCGTGTAAATCCTAAATTAGACCATAAATCGACGATATTTGGATTAGATGGCTGTATTCTTCTCGAGATCTCAACACCTGTTTCTCTCCAGTATCCATTAGAGGCTAACATTAATTGTTTATCAAGCCAAGCCTTAATATCTGCACTATCGTTAATAATAATTAAACTCTCTCCGACAATATCATCAAAGATAACATCAGAGCCAGATTTTGGTGCTGGGGCAATAAATCTCTTCACATTACCAAATGCAGAAGCATATCCCTCGATATTTGCATAATATTTTCTTAGAGATTCATTATTTTCTTGATTGATTGAATCGCGTAGTTTTACAATTCTATCCGATTCAAGATATTTTTGTGCATTAGTTGGGGTTCCTCTCTTAACAGGATTACTAAGATGAGATCTCTTTTGTTTTGTATCACCAGCAGATGCATTTAAAATCTCATGGACTAAAGACTCAGCTGTGGTTACGTCAATATTATATGAGTTGGAAATGTCTGCGATAATCTTGTTTAAACGAACGCCAAGTTCAACGATATCGACATATGGTTGTTCGACATAATACATATCATTTATTTTCTTCGCGCTAATGGCTGTATTACTGTTCTGCGAAGGTTCTGGAATCAATGCTGATGTTGCACCAGAACCAGTGACTGTTAATACATGCGAATCTCCATTCGAATCCACACCAGTCGCTGTCATATTTGTTGAGCCAGCATTAAGTGTTCCGTAAACATCAACGGTTGAACCAGTTATTCTTGCTGAACTACCATTTAGATGCAATAAATCAGAGGAGGTGAAATACCCAGTTCCAGTTGCATTAATTGATGCATTCTGAGAAGATTCAATGATTATTCCATTCGACTTATGATACGCTGTTCCGATTGATATAAAGTATTGATTTGCATTCGAATGCAGAGTAAGTGTATTGCTTGTTGAGATGTTAGATGTATTCGAATTAATTAATAACTTGTCTTTGATTGTTATGTATTGATTGTTGGCGACAATTGTTGATACGTTTGCAATATCGAAATTTAATGTGTTTGCCTTTAAGTTAAATGCCTCAGAAATAGAAACATTCATGCTTCCGCTGACTTTCGTCTCAAGATTATTCTCTACTTGAAGATAACAATCGCCAACAACTTTAATATTCGCATTAGATTCTAAAACTACATTCACTCGACCAGCAACATAAAGATGATCATCGCTCATTACAATCTTATAATTGTTTTTTACGATTTTTTCTATCTTTGTTCCGCTTGGATAAAATTCTATAAAACTTCCAGCTCTGTGTGCTAAATGGACACGCTCAACTCCTGGCGTATCATCCATTTCAAATGAATGTCCAGATTCTGTTTCTCTTGCTTTATTATATGGATATTCAGCAGAATAAGCAGGTGATGGCTCAGACCATGATTCTCCGTTTGCACCAATTGCTATCACTGGTGATTTTTCTTTAAATTGCTGAATAAGCGTTTTTTCTTCTAGTGTTGCAAGGTCATTGATAGATGATTTATTAAGATCTTCTGGAGCAGGGTATTTGATTGCTTTCGCGTCAGCATCTGATGATAAATCAGATTCTAATACTCTGACCCCAACACCAGCACCAGAAGCATTAATTGGTGTTTGCACTGATGTTGCAGACAGCGTTGCAAGTAATGATTTTGGTATAGACTTAAATAAGTTTGCAGCAACATGAGAAAGTGTGTCCTCGCTTCTTAGATATTTTCCCAATTCTGTTCTTACTAACTCTGCTCCAATCAATTGTGTTGCTTTCACAAAATCGCCAGAGGTAATTGCAGATCGAACTCCAGATTTCTCAAAATCTGTTTCTTTATCTAAATGGTATGCATGTAATGCGAGACCAGATTGCTGAGCAATATTTAAAGAGTCCCAAGTCTCAACTCCAATAGAATTTTTTGCTCTGTCAATTGCTATTCTGACATCAATCTCAACTAGTATTTTCGCTTGAGATAAAGTTAATTGTGTGCCTGATCCATTTAATCCAAATATTTGAACACCCTCTAGAGTTTGATGGGCGTGTCTTGCATGAGATGCATGTGATAATGAAACAAATCCTTGTTTTAATTCTTGCTCAGTAAATCTATGATTATATCCGATATAGTATTGATCTGGACTGATTAATGATTGTTTTGCTGTTAATGATAGAGGAACATATAACTTAACTTGCTCAAGGACTATATCTACAATTCCGATACCATCGTTGATAATGTTTCCACTTAATACAACGGATGGATTTCCAGTTCTTGATTCTGGGTAATCAATGGCTACTGGTTTTTTTGGTGAATTTCGTATTTTTGCGGGATTTCTTAAATCACCAAATCCTCTTGTTTCTGGAGGGTTTTGTTTATTCAATCCAGGTAAAACACCGAGTATTGCTGGTGTTTGAGAGAATGATCCATCTAAAAAGAATCCAACAACATACTCACCTTCTCGTGGAGCAGAAAAGGCATCATTATTGTTAACAGAATAAACAGGGATTGCCCAAGGAAGATCTTCTGTGGGAATAAGAGATGTGTCATCAGTATGCAAACCAAAAACGCGCACACGACATCTTCCAAGTTTTTCAGGATCGTTTCGATCTTCGATCACACCGATCCACCATTGGAATCCATCAAGTCCAATAAAATTCTTTACTAGTTTCATGAGTTAATAGCCAGGTTCCACCCACTATTAAATGGTGGTCTATAATTTAAGTTAATTCCGAGTGAGTCTTTGCACAGTTGAGCGTGGCAAGTATATTTATTTCCAACAAGTTTATGTCTTAATCCAACAATCATGTATAATCCAGATAACATTGGATCATAAACAATCTTTCTTGGATCAGTCTCAGCAGTATTTTGTGGAACTTGTAATCCAATAATGTTTCCAATTGATAGTGAACTATCTCCAGGAATATCGATATGGAGTTTAGTTGAATTAAGTAGTGCAATTCTTGATGCACGAACGAGCAACCACTTACTAACTAAATCACC